ATCCTCTACATTATCATGAGTTATTACACGTTGACTGAAACATTGACTAGGTAAGAAATTACTTGTTACAATAAACTTATCAGCTAAGAGAGGACACATATCTCCCTTAACTTCTACTAGACACTTATAACGATCAAACCACCTGAGCAGATGATTAATATCTATTCCACCAGGTCCAAAATCGTCTATTATTACTTCCTTCTCTAGTCTGTACCCATTCCACCACTTGGTCCGGGGGTCTTTGACATAGGCGTCGGGCATGAGTCTGTGGGCCTCTCGGGACTTACCTGTACCGGGTTTTCCATAGAACCAACGTACATGGATGTCTGGTCTCTCCTCAGTAGCAACGGATGAAAGATAGTTTCTCCACAGGTTATGTCCGGAAAAGTAGTATGTACCGGGTCGTTGTGCAGCGAATTCACCCACTCCTCGTTTTCCTCCAGAAACTGCTGCCACGAACTCTCGGGCAAGGTCATCTCTGGAAGAGTGGCCGGAGGAGGCACCACCACCGGGGGCTTCACCATGTTCATGATAGTCTCCTGCCTTTCGGCAATAGTCTCTATTCTGTCGTGGAGTACCTTTAGCGACTTCCACATGGACTCTAGGGTTAAGTCTATTCTTCGCAGTGACGAAGGAGCAACGTTGTTTAAAAATGCAGAATCCCTGGATGTGAGGCGTTCCTGATTCTCCAACCTCGCGACCAAGGATTGCATACTTGCAGTGATCTGTGACAGTTCCCTTAAGGAGTTCATATTCTTCTTCGGTATAGTTATTGAGTGTAAAGCAGTATCGAGAAGAGGACATATTAGTTATGAGGGGTATGAGGGTTTAAATAAGGGCAAACGGCATGCGCTCTGGGTAATACTAGGCCAGAGCGCGTTCCAATAAGGCGGCGGCGTATTAAACACACTAACATATAATTCAAACAATTATTATTTTATTCTTCATCTAACGTAAGTGCTTACGTAGTGGCATCAGCAGAAAAAGATACATTATGGTAGGGTATGATCTGCACAGTATTATCTGTAGCATCTACCGTATTTACAATTTGTACAAGAAAACATATTTGATGACCAAAGTCATTAATAAAACTAGCTTGATCAATCTTCTGAGGCTTCAATCTATGCTCCACGGTAAAGGTTGAAAAGTTACCATTAATAACAGCTTCTCTATATGCTATGGGTCTTCCAAATTCACTAATAAAATCAGGAGATACAGATGGATCCCATCCTAAGGGTTGAGGAGACACGATACGTGCTACAATAGGATTACTAACAGTTCTAACAGTCCATACTTTAACAAGACTATGATTACCGCTAGCTTCCGCAACACTTATACATATACCTATCTTACCACCACGAAGGACAACATCACCCCTAAATACAGGGGCAACACCACCAGTATCGATAACTTGCAAACCACCAGCAGCTACCCAAAAAGGATTACCACCAGCAGCACTAAGCAAAGGTGTATACAAACCAACACTACCAGTTCCTTGAGTAGTACCAGTAGCCTGTGTAACAGCATTATTATCAATAGACCTCCAATGAGGAGCAGCAATAGTGTCATTCCAAATCTTCTTCCTAAAAGCACGGGCACTTAATTTCCTAGCTCTATAAGGCAGTGAATATCCAGTACCTTTAAACATAGTGTAGGCCGTCATCCGAGACCTACCAGTCCTACGACGTCTAGCCATAGTTCTAACATATCTCTTTGACAAACCACGTCTACGATTAACACGAGTCTTTCGTCCTCGATAAAAAGCCATAGGTAATTAACCGTCCGGATCCAGTTAACATCACCGGACTCTGTATGCTAAGGTATTTATAGTGATTGGTGACTCGGTACGGGCTTCGCCCTCAGTCTCGTCGCTTCGCTCCGGGCACCCCGGGCCCCGCCTTCGGCGGCGGTCACTGCGCCGCTTCGCGGCATCAGTGCAGCTCTTAATACAGGAATTAAAACTGAATTATGTTTATTCTTCTCATTAAAGCTGGTAATTGAGGATGATCCTCTACATTATCATGAGTTATTACACGTTGACTGAAACATTGACTAGGTAAGAAATTACTTGTTACAATAAACTTATCAGCTAAGAGAGGACACATATCTCCCTTAACTTCTACTAGA